GATTTCTTAAAAGCGGGTCCAGTCATGACTGACCCTACTTCTCGTATTGATACTGATATTCTTGAACCTGTTATCCAGTCGGAGAGTTTCATGAGATTTCAATTTCAGAACAAGGGTATTTTAAACGCTGGTTCACGTATTACTTTCTCAATTAATAAACCTGATACTGAAAGTTATTATCCCCTCGGTGTAGGTATCGGCGCTCTTATTGAACGTACAACTTTTAAAGTAGGTGGTAAAACTATCTGTGAAGTTCAGGACTGGGGTCACTACCACGCTTACGATAGTGTATTTATGGACCAGTCGGTTATTAAAGAAAGAGAACAATTTCTCAGCGGTCGTGCCTTATGTATGGGAGTAAATTATTCAGACGGACAATCCGTAGAAAGTAATAGAATTTTCTTAGATAATGGTAAAGAGTTAGTAGTTAATACTGCGACCGCGACTAATACTCAGTTGAATAACTGGGACTTTATGAAATTAAACTCTGAACCTGTATTTAGTATCCGATTAGACGACCTCGTACCCTGTCTAAAAGGTCAAGAACTACCACTTTTCAATATCTCGGAGGACGTACAACTTGAAATCACTCTCGCCCCTGCCTCTAAGCGTGTATGTATCGCTTCGGGTGGAGACGATACTAAGGCGTTCTCTATTAATACAACGGAGACACGTCTTATCGCTGATTATACTTTTCTGGACGGAGAAGAAATGGAGGCGTATCGTAAGAGAGAACTGGGTTACTCGTATTCTTTCTTAGAACCTCGTCTCACTAAAACTACTCTCGCTGACGCTACGGCGTGGGGTAATCAGATTAGGAATGTAGGTGGTGCTGGTCGTAATGTAGTCCGCGCCCTTGTAAGTGTGACCTCTGATAAGGTAAGCGCCTCAGGTCCCATTAAGACTGCTCTCGGTGATTTCAGGTCTATCGCCCCTGAGAGTAGCGCTAAGGGAATTTATGGAAAACTAACCTCTAATTTTAAGAAAAACGATATATTTTTATATCCAATAGATAGGTCTAACTCTGCCCTTCATTATCACGGACTTCTGGACGCGGAAGGAGGTCCACCTCATATCGCTCGCCCCATGTACGCTCGTCAGGGGTGGTCTATCGCTGATAAGAAATATGAGGGTCACGTAGTAGGAGGTGCTAACCAGACTGAACTATCAGGTCAGGAGTTCTATACTGCTTACCGATTTAATGACGGAGAAAGAGTTGATAGTCGTGGTCTTGAACTTCATTCTAAATTAGATACTATGACAGGCGCTCTCGCTCCATTCGTGTCTCGGTGCTGGACTTTAGAGGAGAAGGTTATGACTATCGTAGACGGAAAAGTAGACGTCATGTTTACATAAATAATTATATTTTATAATGTCCTCAATTTTAAATAATGTCCTCAAAGTCCTCAAAAATATTAAAATAAATATAAATTCAAAAATGAAAAATATGAAGAGATTTAATTATTCATATTAAATAAAACTTTTATAAATTTTATATTTCAGGACTTTCAGGACATTCAGTTTCTTTAAGTATATGAAATCACTTAAAAGAATAAATCTCTATACTTATTATAATAGAGAATGGATAACAATAATGAAAAAATCTGCTATTTTAAATTTCTTACTGAGGATAAATCCCGTGAAATAAGTGGATTAATGAAGAGTATTGAAACTAAATCAGAACTAAATGATATGTACTTAGGAATGAGTAATTTAATGAAAAATTTTAACGAGGAGTATATGGAAAAATTAAGTCAACTTGAACTAAAAGATAGTATGGAACTGGATAAACTTAGGAAGATTAAAGAACTTCTTGATAACTAATTTTTAATAATTTTTAACTTTTTATTTAACCATAATTTTTTATTTTTTTTAACTTTTTTATTTTAATCTTATTATATACTAAAATATATAATGAGTGATAAAGATAATCTAATGGAAATCTTAAAGAAATCCAGACCTAACGCGAAAGAGAGTACTATTAAAATGTATACTGCTAACCTAATGAAGTTAAGTAAACTCATGGATACAGATAATTTTAAATTCTTGAAAAAGTCTGATAATGTTAAAGAAGAAATCTCTGAATTACATTTTACAACTCAGAGGAATTATTATAACGCTATTATAGTTTATTTAATGGCGGTTTCAGATAATAAAAAGGAGGACCCTTTAATAGACGAATACGTAGAGTTAAGAGATACATTAAATAAAAAATATGAAGACGAACAAGCGACAGGAGTTATTAGTGATAAACAAAAGAATAATTTCGTACCTATTGAAGAAGTGAATAAAATGATTAATGAAATGGGAGAAGAAATAAAGAATAAAAAAATAAAGAAAAAGGAGGATTTAACTCCGAAAGATAAATCATTACTTCAATCATATATTTTATTTAATATATATACAAGGTTACCCATGAGAAATGACCTCGCTGGAATGGAAGCGATAAATAAAAGAGCGTACAATAAACTATCAGAAGAAGATAAAAAAGAGAAAAATTATTTAGTAATTAATAAAAATAAAATGTTTATGGTTCTTAATAATTATAAAACCTCAGCGAAATATAAAGAATTAGATATTGATATCCCGAAAGATTTAGAGAAATTATTAAGGTTATATATTCGTATTAATGGTATGGGAGTATTATTCAAGTCTTCAACAGGTAAACCATTAAGTAGAAACGCTTTATCTCAATTACTTTTAAAAGAAACTAAAAAGAGAATGAATAAGTCAATCAGTACCACCATGTTAAGAAAAATTTATTTAAGTTCTAAGTATGGTAAGGTAAAGGAAGAAATGGAGAAAGACGCTAAGGTAATGGGACATAGTACGGAGGTCGCTCAGAATGTATACATTAAAAAAGAACAAGAAGAAGAATAAAAATCTATCCGTAAGTTTAAAACTATTTAAAAAAAATATATACTTATATTAAAAATGGGATACGAATTGATTAAAGATTTAAAAAACGGGAAAAAGAATGAGAAATTAGTTGTATATTTTCTAAATAAGAACGTGTATCCTGACGATATGTTTAGTTTATATAGAAATAATAAAAAAGAAGTTGATTTTAGAAATAGTGAAATAGTGGCGGAATGTAAAGGTAGGTTCTGTAAATATACTGATTATGAAGAGACTTTTTTCGGATATAATAAATTAGAGTATTTAATAAAAAAGAAAGAACCTCGTAAATGGAAATTCTTCTTTTTATTTACTAATGGATTATATGTATGGAATTACAGGGAAGGAGAGTACAGCGTTAGAGATTTCTATCATAGAGAACATGGTAGAATAGAGAAATACGTTTATGTTAATATTAAATATTTAGAAAAGATAACCGCTACTATAAATAGTCACACATTTTTACCAGAAGATATCAACGATTATCTGGGTAATATTCAAGATAGAGACGCTTAATCAAAAGTGATTAAAAATTCTCCTTCTTTACTTATTAATCCATAATATTTTTTAACTTTCTTTTTTTTCTTTAATTCTATTTTCTTTTTCATTTTATTAGAGATAATAGGTTCTATTACCTCTGATAACTTAGGGTCATTATTTAATAATCTTATCGCTCTTCTTACTGAGGGGATATCACCATGAATAGCGATATCCCTTGTAGGTATATGTATCTCTTCAATACTATTAAAAATACTACAATCTATATTATATCCGTTAGTACAATACACTATCACCTCTTTACAGAAATTCATTAGTTTAGTCTTTTCTTTAACTGATAAAATTTTATCTGGGTTCTGAGTAGATAAATAATTAATTAATTCTTCTTTATTTTCAATTAAATAAATATCTCTATCTGGTTCAATTTCTTTAAGATTATGAATATAAGACCATAGAGTAATACTTAACTTAATCTTATCCATGTTATTACAATTAGGAATATCCAGATTAAATTGACGTATAATATCTAACATATCTCCCTTACTAAAACTTTTATTTATCATTATACTATTAAAAATATTTTATTTTTAATATTATAAACCTATGGCGCCTAAAAATAAAGTACCCGCGGGAGAAATGACTGGACCTGAATTAAGGAAACTAATACGCGCTCACAATATATTAAGTAAGATTGTAATACCGAAAGGTACAGATAGACAGGGATTAATCAAGTTGATAGAAGGTAAGAATTACAAGGTAGACCATGTAAAGAAAGTGATAAGACCTAAACAACAGAGGGGGAAACAGATTACCTTAAAGAAGGCAGAAGAACTTACTAAACCTAAACCCGTATCTGAGGAGGTTAAGAAGAAGAGAGCAGAGAAGAAGAAAGAACAGGAAGAACTTAAAAAGAAAGATATTAAAATAGCGAAAAAAGAAGCAGTTCAAGAATTTAAATCTAAACAAAAAGAAGCAAAAAAGAAAAATAAAAAAGCGGAAAAATTAAACGAAAAAAAGGATTTAAAAATAAAATCTACAAGTAATAATAAAAAGGATATGGGAGAAACACAATTTATTAAAAATCAGAAGAAATTACAATTACAGAAACAGAAAGAGACGCGTCGCGCTCTGTTAAAACAAAAAGTACCTGTTGATAAATCAACTCGTAGGGGTAAACCTGTAAAGAAGAAAGAGGAAGAATTATCTACCGAAGAAATGAAGAAGAAGATTAAAGAGATAGAGGGAAAAGTAAAAAAGAAAGAGGAAGCATTAAAAAAAAAATCTGAAAAAAAAGAAATCTTAAAGTCTGAAAAGAAACCAGTTAAGAAAAAGGGAGGTGACCCGATTAATAAATTAACAGGACCAGAAG